ATGGTGGAAATGGTTTAAGTTCATCTATTACAGGTTCTGCTGTCACAAGAGGTGGCGGTGGAGGCGGTGGAGGTGCTAGTTCAAGTGGAGGTTCAGGTGGTGGAGCTTCAGGTTCTTATGGTAATGCTAATGCTTCTGCAGGTTCTGCTAATACAGGTGGAGGTGGCGGTGGCGCTCACCAAACTGGTTCTTCAGGTGCAGGTGGTTCAGGAATAGTTATATTAAGGTATTCTAGTGATTTTACAATAACTGTAGGTGGTAGTTTAACATCATCAACTGCAACAGATGGAGATTTTAAAGTTACTACATTTACTGCAGGTTCTGATAATGTGAGTTGGGCATAATGGCACATTACGCTTTTTTAGATGAAAACAATATAGTAACACAAGTTATTGTAGGTAAAAATGAAGATGAACTAAGAGATGGTGCGGTAGTAGATTGGGAAGAATGGTACGGAAATTTTCATTCACAGACTTGTAAAAGAACTTCTTACAACACCATAGGTAATACACATACTGATAGTGGTACACCTTTTAGAGGAAACTATGCAGGAATAGGTGATACTTACGATACAACTAATGATGTATTTTATCCACCCCAACCGTATGCTAGTTGGACAATAAGTGAAGAAACTAATTGGTTATGGACACCTCCAATTCCTTATCCAGGTGATGATGAAACTTTTTATCAATGGAATGAAGAAGCATATCAAGCGGATAATTCACAAGGTTGGGAACTCATAGAATAATATGCTACAATCCAATTTATGGATTTTATTATTGTATTTGTATTAGGTTATTGTTTTAGAGATTTTATATCATATATAAAACAATTAGCAAATAACAATAATTTTAATCAACAATTTAAAACTATTATTGAATTAGACAATGAATGGACTAATGATGACCTCCCATAGTGGTAATGGATTTACACAAAAAGAAATGTTAAATCTTATATTAGAAGGGCAACAAGATATAAACAAACGCATAGATGAATTACACGAAAAAGTTAATCAAAAAATATCAAGACAAGAGTTATCGGGTTGGTTAGTTGCAATCTCGGCATTGGTGGTGTTAATCAATAACTTAATGTGAAAAAACTTGTAGTATTAACTGCAGTTCTTTTACTAACTGTACCTATACATTCTATAGCAGAAGAAACTACAGTAACAGAAACTTTTAATGACCAACAAATAAATACTGATATAAATATATTGTATGGCAGTAATGACACAGAAGTAACTGCTGCCACTACTGCATCACCTGAATGTGCTAACACAAGCACAGCAGGTAGTATAGGTATAGAAGATTTAGATTGTTTTGGTTCAGAATACTTTAGTTTAAATAGACACGCATTGGGTATAAGAGGTAGTGCAGATAGTATTACTATTGCATTTTCTAACGAACCTTACGAGGTAGGTTTTCAATATGGTGCTACAGATGTAGATAATATATCAGGAACTGTTTACTACGATAATGGTGCTTCTGAAACATTTACATTAGAGCAACACACAGATTATACAACTGTTATGTCAAAGTCTTGGACAGTAGCTGAAGGTGTAGATACTTTTATTACAGAGATAGTTATTGATGGATTAACAGGAGAAAATCCTGACTGGTACTTAATAGATAATATATACTATAAGTATGATAATGTACCTACTACAACGACATCTAGTACGACAACAACTACTAGCACCACAACAACGACAACGTTACCTAAGGCGAAAGATGTGGTCGAAGATGGTATCACTACGTACTTGGCTTGGGATAAAAATGGGTGTGAACACCCGAATAACCCTTTATCGTATAAACAATATTTGGAAGCCGTAGAAAGTGGAGATTGGTTTGGCTATCAACCTGGGGATTGCTCTGACGTACCTGATGTTGTTGTTGATATTGTCAAAACCGAAGAATTAAATGATGAGTTGGACACAGAAATACTTGAAGATGACACCCTCACAGAGGAAATTGTTGAAGAAGAAATTATTGAACTCACAGAAGAAGAAATAGCTATTATTGAAGCTGAGATTAAAGCTGAAGAAGAACGTTTAATTCAAGAACAAAAAGACGCTGAAGAAGAATTACTTATATTAGAGGAGCTTGAAGATAGCGTTATTATTCTTGAAGATTTATCTGAAGAAGAACTAGAAGAATTTGTAGATGTAATACAAGAAATAGAAGATACATTAGAAATTATAGAGATTGTAGAAGAAGAAATTATTCTTGATAATATACCTGATGATATTATCGTGGTTATTGTTGAGGAGGAGGATTTAGAAGATGACATTGTTATTGTGGTGGAAGATGAAGAAATTGATGAGGAAGTTTTGGTTGAGCCAATACAGGAAGATGTTAAGAAGAAACTTGCAGAAGAACTTTCTGAGGAAGAAATCGTTGAAGAACTTGTTGAAGTTGAAGAAATCATTGAAGAAATTGTAGATATACCTGTAGTAGAAGAAGATTTGTCACAAGAAGAAGTTGCTGAAGTTATTGAAGAATATGTTGAAGAATTAGAAACTGAAGAAGTTATAGAAGTTTTAGAAGAAGTACAAGATGTCGGTGTACAAAACTTGGAACAAGTATCTGAAGAAGTGCAAGAAGTTGTACAAGCAATAGTAGAGGAGGCTATAGAAGATGTTGAGGAACTTACAGAGGAACAAGTTGAGGTTGTTGCTGAGGTACTACAAGTTGAAACTAAAGATGTTGCTATCGTTGCAGAAGCTATTAAATCAGATGAAGTAGTAGCTGAAGCAGTAGAAGAATACGTAGAACGTGCAGTAGAAAATGCAGATGTAGAAAACTATACACTTGCTGACGTAGTAACAGAGGTACAGTTTGAAACATTTGTTGAAAATCCTATAGAAGTTTTGGTGGATATAGATATACAAGAAATAAACCTTACAAGTATTGGTGATGATATGACCCAAGACCAAAAGGAAAAAGCACAAGAAGTTGTAGTGCCTGTTATTCTGACTAGAATAGCTAGTATGGCAGCTTTTGTATTTAGGAGAAGTTAATGCTAAAGAAATTATGGCAATGGATAGTAGAAGCAATTAAAGAAACGCTTAATTTAAGTTGGACTTTAGTTGGTTTAGTTATTGCAACCTTAACACTTACAGGTTCTGCCCAACAAGTAACAGGTTTAGCTACCGTTATTACATTAGGTATATGGTTACTAACTATTGGATTTAGAAAAGATAAGCCAAAGAATAAAGGAGTAAGTAGATAATGGATTGTTGCGGCAATGGTTGTTGTGGTGGTAACTAATGTGTACAGTTAATGTACATAATGATGGTTCATTTGTACAAGTATGTAATTGTAAATACGGAAGTGACATGTGTAATGACGAGAAAAGGATAATAGAAAATGAAATTACAAGTAATTAGAACACAGTTTGGACAAGACGCTACCAATGGTATGTTGTTTGTAGATGGTTTATTTGAGTGTTATACACTAGAGGACCAATACCAAGAAGTAAAAGTTATGCACGAAACTTGCATACCTGAAGGAACATACGATATAAAGTTTAGAACTGTTGGTGGTTTTCATGCAAGATATACAGAACGTTATGGTGCTATGCATAAAGGTATGCTTTGGTTACAAGACGTACCTGGCTTTGAATATATACTTATTCATACAGGCAATACAGATGAACATACATCAGGTTGTTTAATAGTAGGTAATACACAAGCAGATTTAGATAATGGTAAGGACGGATTTATTGGTGGTAGCCGAGATGCTTACACTAAGTTATATAATAAAGTGGCAAAACAATTACTTATAGGAAACCCTGTAACTATTGAGTATTCTAAAATTAACTTGACAAACAATGTACAAATAGGTGACAGTAACGTTAGTCAAATAGATGATATTAAAGAACTTGTAGAAGAAAAAATGTCAGATATTAATGGTAATCTAATAAAAATAAATGCTAAAATAGGTGGCAGGATTATTTCATAATGGCTAAGAAAAAGAAAACATACAGGACTTCAGGCAAACCTAAAGTCGCTGCTATGAATGAGTATATATACAATACTCTTAAAGATGACCTTGCTAAAGAATACAAAGTAGCAAGACCATACAAACCAAAGAAAGTTAAAAAAACTCAGATAGCTAAGAAAACTAATTTAAAAGTTGGCAAAGCCTCACCTGCAGAATTAGCTCGTGCTAGATACAAAGGTCCTAAATTTTCTAAATTACCAGGTGCAAGTAAACCAATGCCTACATCTGTACCAAAAGGTGTTGACGCTAGAATAAATACTAAGTCACTTAAAAAAGCAGGTTATCTTACAGAAAGTGTTATGGGTGGTGAAGGTGTAAGTAAAGCAAAGTTTGGTATACCTAAAGGTAAAAATCCTACAATTAAAAAAGGTGTAAAGAAAACTGTAGGTGATGTTATTGGTTATCAAACAGCTAAAACTGCAGAAAGCACATTACCTGTAAAACAACAAAGACTTAGTGGTACACAGTTTAAACCTTCAGGTAAAAAAGTTACTATTTATGATAATGATACAACAACAAGAAAAGTTGCAGGAAGTAAATATGTAGGTGGTAAACAACCTGTATACAAATCAGGAACATCTTCGCCTGTCAAGTTAAACAAAAAAGCTATATCAGGAACTGCTAAAAAAACAGTACTTGCTAGAGGTGCAAAACTTGCAGCTAAAGGTGCGTCACGTTTAATACCTGGCGTAGGTACTGCGTTGTTAGCTAAAGATGTATATGATGTACTTACTACATCAGAAGCAACAAAATATGTTCCACAGTTTGGTGCAAAAAATCCTGCAAAAAAATATAAAAAACGTAGAAATTATTAATGTTAGATAAATTTAAGAGAGCAAGAAACCAAGATGGTACGTTTAAGAAAGATGTAGCGTGGACCCCTTGGAACGAAGCATGGAGTTATAAAATGAGTGATGAACTTAAAGATATGATTGAAAGAGCCGTATGGACATTTATTGAAGCATTTATTGGTGCTTTAACTGTCGCTCCTCTTGTCGGTGTAGAAGCTGAAACCCTTCAGTTAGCTGCACTTGCAGGTGGTGGTGCTGCTCTAGCAGTTGTAAAGACATACGCTAAAAAACAAATTACTAAGTAATGGCTAAGAAAAAACCTAAAATTAAGAACGAAGATAAAGCTAAAAAGTTTATCTTACAAGAACTTAAAATTGCTGATGAAATGCGTAAAGCAAGTAAGCAATTATTAGGTATGAATACATCACGTCCTGAAGTTTTAAGACGTGCAAAAAGATATGCTAAACTTAGTAATGAACTTAGTATGAGAGCTGATATTAGGTTAAAAGATTTAAGAGCAGCTCAAAAAGCAAGAAATAGATATTCAAAAAGGTACGGTGATATGTAATGCCAATGACTAAAAAAGGCAAAAAGAAACGTTATTCTAGTAAACGTAAAACCAAGAAGTATTAATCATGGCAATCGTTTATCGTGGAGAACGTTTTTCAGGCTATAATAAACCAAAAAGAACACCTAAGCATAAAACTAAATCACATGCAGTACTTGCAAAAAAAGGTGATACTGTAAAGTTAATTAGATTTGGTCAACAAGGGGTTCGTGGTGCAGGTAAAAATCCTAAATCAAAGAAAGATAAAGCACGTAAAAAATCATATTACGCTAGGCACAATGCACAAGACAGAAATCCTGATAAATTAAGTGCTAGATATTGGTCACATAAGGTAAAGTGGTAGTATGCCAAAAGGTAAAAAAGGTTATTCCAAAAAGCAAATGAAGATTGCAAGAGTTGCTCCACCACGTAATAAAATTACAGGTGCAGATTTCAAGGCTCTCAAAAAAAGAAAGAGGAAAAAATAATGGGAATGGGTGTAAAACATTATCTAAAGTCAGGTAAAGAGTTCAAAGGCAAGTATCATAAAATGCCTAATGGTCAATTACATAGTGGTGCAACACACAGTAAATCATCTAAAAGATTATTTCATTATGGTGAATTATCTAAAAAATCTCAAAAGGTTGCAAAAAAAAGTTGGAAAAAATGAGCAAGAAAAAACCTGCTCGTAAACCTATTAACGCTAGTACTAAAAAAACTTTACAGAATAAAGCAAAAAACTCTAAGTATACGTATGGACAGTTGGCACAAGTTTACAGGCGTGGACAAGGAGCCTACCTTTCTTCAGGAAGTAAATCAGCTTCTATGGCAGCTTGGGCTATGGGTAGAGTTAACTCTTTTATTAGGGGTGGTCATTCTCAAGATAATGATATAAAGAAAGGCAAACGTGCCAAGAAAAAAAGTTAAATATGAAAAAGGTGTTCCTGCTAAATATCTTAAGAACAAAAAGAATAGTAAATCATCTGTTGCGAGTGAAATTAGAAGAACAGCTAAGGCTTACAAACAGGGTAAATACATAGATTTAAAAGCAGTACAAAAGTCACGTGCTGTTAGAAAGAAAAAATAATGGCTAGAGTTAGTTGGAAATGGGGTGGCAAAACTTATTATGGTACTCTTATACGTGAAACTAAAACACATAAATTTGCTAGAACAAAGAATGGCAAGATAAAAAAAATTAAGAAGTAGTACGTTCTCTTTTAAGATAACCCATAAGTAATTCTCTATAAGCTACGCTAGTACCTACACGTTGTCTACCGTCATATATATCATGGTGATGTTTACACAACATAGCTACATTGTTGATGTCATACTTGCGTGATTTGTTTCCACCCATACCTATACCTTGTATGTGTGCTAGTTCTAACCATTTATTATCTGTACAATATGCCCACTCACAAACGTAATTAGCCCTTTTAAGAGCTATTTCTCGCATTTCTGATAGGTTGTCCACTAATATAATCCTACTTCTTCAAACCAAGGATTTCTGTTTGTACCACTATCATATGTAGCTATAGCTTTGTTAATGAATTGTGTAAGCATTTCTACTTTATCTACTGTAAAAGTAAAGGTATCTACTCTATCGTATGTAGTGTCTTTACCATTTTCTTTCCATAACAGTAGTAGTCTTTCTAGTTTTTCATATTCGGTAGTGTAAGCATAAAACTTTTCACCGTCCTCATAATACGTAAGTCTGTGCAATACTATTTTCATACGCAATCCTCTACTTTATGAGCCATGCAATGTACACATGTATCGTCAAAGTTTAATGTAGTTTCGGGAACTTCATTACACTCTATACATCTTGGGTAGTCGTACCCTGGAATTGGATAACTCATAATGTTTTACCATAAGTTACACCCAACATAAATGCAACCATTGTTAATATTATTATTTCTATCATATACATTCTCCTATTTCTTCTATTGGTACTAAGACACCTTTACTTGCGTTGTCATCACCACCAATAGTTCTGTTGTTCCAATGTTTACGAGCAAGTGCTTTCATACGTTCTATTGGTATAATGTAAACTATAACTACTGTTTCATCTTCACGTATCAACATCAAAGCCCAATACTCGGCTTCCGTGACAGCAATACCACTAGGTTTACCACGACACTCATACTCTACAAAGTGATTGCCTGTAGTTTCCCATATGTGACGTTCTGATTTTACTTCTATACGTTTACCCTCAAAAAATTCTTTGAGAGTTTCTTCCATTTGTAGACCTTTTGATAAGTCAATGTCAAACTTATTTGTATAGTCTTTATTCTTCTTCTCGTTTTGCATTGTCACGTTCTTCTATTGTTTTATCAAATGAGATAACAAACTCATCTAATAGTTTGTTAACTCTTTCTACGTTAGGCGGTTGTACCTCTAACGACTTCTTTATTTTAAATCCACCACAAGCATTAGCTAAATCAATAGCCCAATCTTGAAGTTTCTTTGGGTCTGAGAAAATACTCATTCCAACACCTTTCACTACTTGACCAATGGTGCCAACCGTCATTGTAAACTAACCAACTAGCTACTGCAGTTGACACATACGGGTCTGTTCTTTTACTTGTTAATTTTAATTTAGGGGTTAGCCACTCCCAAGTTACATCATTGAATTGCCACAAACCAATATCAACTGTACCGTTTGTGTTTGCACCAACAACAGCAGGTCTACCTGAACTTTCGCAGAAAACAACTAACATAGCTTTAAGTATATCTTCAGGTTCAAAGTGTTCTTCTATTGTGGGATACCACTCTATTACGTGTTCAACTTTTTCTTGTGTGTCTACACATAATAAATAGTTATCTACTTCTACAGGTGTAAGTGGACTTGATACTGCACAAGCAATTATTAATTCAATCATTCTTCTTCAAATGTGTTTCTATACTTTACACCTTTGACATGTAACCCATAAGCCACACAAAATTCGTCAAGGTCTTTAATATTAAAACACACAAGACCGTCTGATGTGCCGTCAGGTTTGGCGACAAATACAAATGGTCTAGGGTCATTGGGTAAGTTAGCGTCATTTTGTTCTTTAGCTTTAAGATACCTATTCCAAAGGGTCTGTACTTGTTTACCTGCTTTTACTTCTACACGTATAAAAGCGTCTTTCCAACCTTCTTCGTGTACACGCAGGTGGTGTAACTTAGGCTCAGGCATTTGTAACTGTCTTAATGCTTCTAATTGCTTACGTCTGCCTTTCCTTTTGTTACGTGACCCCTGTCTTTTATAGTCAATCTTTTTAGCTACCAAAACCCCACTCTTTCGGTAAGTCACTTGAATTTAACCACCATGATTTACGCCATTTGCCTGTATGTGCAGGACATTCATTAGTGTCACGACCTGAACATACAAAGTCAGGACTTCTATCAGACTTCTTATCGTGTCTGTTGTCATAAACCATACCTTTACAGAACGGACAAGTTAAGTCTGTTCTAGGTTCTTGGTTGTTTTCAACCTTTTCCACAATACCTCCTAGTAATACGTCAGCTTTTGTAATAAGGTCGTCATCATCATCTACCGAAGCCACTTCGCTTGATAACCCTAAAGTTATTTTAGCTAGGTAATCATCAATCTGTGTGTCTGTCCATAGAGATTTATCAGGGTATTTCTTTACCTTTGCATAATTATCTGCTAGGTCAAGTGCAAACCTTATAGTCTTATCATCATACCCCTCAAACATCTGTTCAACTGTGTGATTAATAAAATCTACTTTATCATCAGCAGGTTGAGAGGCTTCACTAAAAGGTGCTTCTTCCTCACCAATTTCTTCTATGGGTCTAGGAACAGGTGCAGGTTTTTTGTGTTCTTTCTTCCTCATATCTATCTTTGTGACCACTACATTGTCTGTATCAGGGTCAGTAGTAGATACTAGAGTTGCAGTATGTTCTTCTTCTGATACATCACTACCTGACCATAGTTCTACACCCAAACCGAAACGCATACATGCTCTTTTGAATGCGTCACTTTCTGCGTCTTTAAGATTAGTTCCGTCATTAAACTTTGGATTATCTAACTTGAACGTATCAATATCTCCAAAGCCGTCATAACTGCCCATATCTTCAATAGTTATTGTGCCTTTAGCACCAACTATTCTGTTCTCACCTTTATGTAAACCATATACAGGTTCACATGACCATGAGTATTTAACACCACTATCACGTAATCTTTCTACGTAATTAGCGTGTGGAACGTAATCCCCGAACTTTCCTGCAGGAGCTTTTTTAACTAGCTTCTTTGGAAAAGGGGATAGCAATTTAACAGGCTTGTTTGCCATTATTCTTCCTTCCTCTATTCATTTACTTTTATCTGTTCTTAATAAATAAGAACAGTAAAAGAAATGCTATTCTACTTTGTCTAAGCGTAAGACACCACGTTGTAGTTTCTCAAAATGGATTTCACCATTTTTTGTTTTGAATATCAACATTGGCTTATCGCCTGAATATTCAATTCCTACTAACTTGTGTCCACTTTTGACATTTATGTTAGCCATATACTATCTATTATAACTATACATCACCTAGTTGTACAAGGTATTCAGCAGTTACTCCGTGACCTGGCTTACAAAATAGTAAGTATTGACACGGTCTACCCATACTTGCCAACTGTTCTAAGGCGTATGTATTGTAACTTTCCGTACTTCCATTAATCCATAGTCGTACATCATTAATATATTGTGTGTTTGGTGTATGAAAATGACCTGCAATAGCGTAATTAAAGTCAGGCATAAGTCCTTGACTAGCTAATGTTTTCCAACCCATTATCTTTTTACCAAATCCATACCATGGAAAGCCACCAAAACCACGTACATTGTCGCCATGCCACAAGAAAAATTTACATTTTTCACCTAAATCAGCAATATCAAACCAATGATTATCGCCTGTAGTGTCAGGTATTGTCCATGTAATACGAGGTTCTTTGTCGTATATCATTTCCATTATCTTTCCTAACATGCGGTCAGCATTACTATCAGGGTGATAGTTTTTACGTGAACGTCCACCTAAGTGTCCATGATTACCAATAACCCAATGAACTTCTACTTCATCAAAGTTAGCAAGTAATATGTCAAAGAATTGTGTCAATATTCTTGGTGCGTCAACTGTCACTTGGTTGTATAACGAAGCGTCAATTAAATGTTCTTGCCCAGGGAATATAAGTTCTCCCTCAACAATGTCACCTACAGCAAATACTGCACATTTCTTTACGTTGGTTGCTTGTCTTTGTATGTTTGTTAACTCCACAATCTTGTGTGCGTATCGTACAACACGTTCTTCAGCTACTTTCGTATTGTAAGTCGGTGTTACTTTTGCAAGTTGTACATCACTTAATACTGCACATGCAATCTCTGTACCTTTAGCTTTCTTCGTAGGAAGTTTTGGCTTGGGTACTTTACCTGTACGATATGTCGTAATGCTTGTTTTAACTGCGTCATATACTGCGTCAACAAGTGCTTGTGTTTTGTTTTTAGATTTCTCTAATTGTTTAAGTAGTTTTATGTTAGTTTGCTCAAGCTCAAGTATCTTTGTACTTTCTGCCTCAGCTAATAACTTAGCTACATCTTTATTTACCATTTGCAAGACCTCGTAAATATTTTCTCATAGCACTATCGCTTATTTTTATATTAAACTCACGTTCTAATATTTTGACTACACGATAGGGCTTGACCTCATTACCATTTTGTACTCGCTCTGTAACGGCTTTCCAAAACGGCATAGCGTCATCAGTAATTTTGCGTTCTACAAAATTACCAACTGCACCATGCTCGGCTTCCTCTAGTAATTTATCTATATCTACCATAAAATAAGTCTAACAGAAATGTAAGACAAATATAGATAAATACAGATAAACGCAAGTAAGGTGTTCATGAAGGGAACAAACCCTCGTAAGTTATAAAAATGTTGAAGTTCTTACGAAAGAAAAACAACCCGTGTGTAGCTCTCCTACACCTCTATTCCTCACTCACTTGTTATGCACTACATGCGAAAGGAGAACATGTGTCGGTTGCCCGACATCATAACCTCTTTCATTTTAGTACATTTAATGCTTTTGCGAATTGTTTTACTTCCTTAATATCTGCAAGACGTGTAATGTGATACTTGTTCATAGCGTCTATACAATCTTGTAGACCCTCTTGACTAGCACCTGCGGGTGGTATAACTTTCATGTCACTAACCCATAAACGTTTTGGCTCTTGTTTACCCAACCAATGTAGTGCAGGTAAATCAATCATATTACCTCTACCTGAGTGTCGGTAAAGATAATCTTCGTTAACACGTCTACCATTTCTAGCAATTATACGTAAGTCACCTTTACTACCCATACCATTGTACATAGCAATAGTTACAGCAGGTATTTCTTGCATAACTTCTAACAAGTCCTCACCGTCAAAAGACATACTACCTGAAGCGTCTATGAGTACTGTGCCACCATACACATTGAACTTACGAGAAAACACTTTCTTGTCTACTGTGTATCTTTGTATCTTGTTAGGGTTTGTACCATAGTCTTTTGCAATAGTTGAATAACCTGTACGTAATTGATTTGATAGGTTAACTGTACATTGAGGATTGTGTATTGTCATTTCACCCCATTGTGCAGGGTGACCTTTCTTCTTAAAGTCTACAAGTAATTCACGTATGTCTTGCTTGTTACGTCTTTCAAGAGATTTAAGGTCATCAACTGTACCTATACCTGCTTCTTCGTAAGCGTCCTCACTATCACCCTCAAAGTCCTCATCATCAAGCAAGTCTTGTATTTGCTTTTGTTGTTCTTCTGTAAGAAACACCTCATCTTCTTGTGGTCTTTCGTTGTATATACGTAAGATGTCACTCAAATCTTCTGCATACTTCTTAACACGTGCAAAAGATATGTTTTTAGATAAGCTAGATGTGTTTTTACTCATTGTCACAATACGTTTGTGAAACCATTGTGCTTGGTGTATTACGAACTCTAAGTCAGCTTTACGTTGTGGTGTAAGTGTATTGCTATTGATAGCGTCATACATAGCTGTAAGCGTTGCTTTTAGCTCATGACCTACCTCAATACTACCTGAACCATAGTATGCATTTTGATACAACCTGTATGGAAAGTAACTACTAAAACTACTTCTAATAATAAAAGCAGTAGCAAGTGTCCATTTAAGTAATTCAGCTACGCTACCTTTTTCTACGAAGTGACGTGTCTGTGCCTCTACTTCCTCAATACATTTGTGTGGTTCGTCCATTGGGATACCATGCATTGTAAGTAAATGATTGATACGTATTTCTTCAAGCAAGTGTATTGCTTCTTCCATAACGCCTTGTTTCAATTTACCATAAGAACGTGGTGACCACTTAACATGACCTAACTCATGTCTACGTACCATACGACTATGTTGTAGTCCACATTTGTGACAATCGTCATCAAGTGGAACGTACATCTTTCTGTTAGTCATATCTGTACGTGGGTGATTATCGTCCTCAAATACTTCCCAATCACGTTCACCTGTAACTATTTCAGGAAAGGGTCTGTGTTGCATTATTCCTCCCTCATACTTATCTGATTAACACTATTGCAATCTGTACAAATAGTATTATTTTCTTTTGTTATTTTTATGTTTGTAGTTCCACACCACACACACTCATACATTATTCCTCCTCCTTACAATCACAGTCTATTGCTTGTATGTATGGTGCATTAGGTATGCTTACCGAACAACACTCTATATATACTGACATTATTCCTCCTCTGCTACTTCACCCATGTAAAGTCTTACTTGTGCGTCATCACCAAATTCTAATCCCTCAAACACAACTGTAACTTCTACACCTGTGTCAAGATGAATAGTTTGTGGTCTTTTACCAATGTTAAAATCTGCGTTAGAAAACGCCTCATTTATTTCAGCTCTTGTGAGTATTCTTGTAGATGATATAGACCAATGTCTTTCATCTATAGAACTTTCACCTACGTGATATAAATAACTCATTATTCTACGTTAGATAATTTGATAGCGTCAAGTAATTCTTCACTTCTATCACCGAATACAAGTACACCTGCTGTGTCCATATCCATATTTTGTTCCTCTGTAAGTTTAAAGAACTCCAACCATTTACGAATTGAGATACGTTCATGCTCATCATCTATGGTTGAGGTATCGTTTATCACATCACGCCATTGCTCAGGAAATTTTTCCAATGCAGTTGGGTGAATATTATCTATGTTGATTGAGATAGGAAACCTATCTTTAACTGCTTGTGGCAGACTTTCAGGGTCTGCGTTAGAAGTTGCAACCACTTGAAAACCTTCTGCAGGTCTAACAGTTTCTTTCTCTCTGTTGTTGAGAGTGATACCTGCAATAGATTTGTCATCAAGTATGGCATGTAGAAATGTCATAGCGTCAGGTGAAGCATGGTCTATCTCATTGATAACCAATCTACCACCATTACGCCAAGCCTGTATAGCAATACCGTCATGCCATACGAACTGTTGGTTTTCTCCTATTTGATAATATCCCATAAGGTCTGCACTTGTGCTTTCCTCTGTTAGTGTAATTTGATACACGTTTGGGTCACCATTTATGTTCAATGGTGCGTTTTCTTTTACAGCTGAGTGTGTCTTACCTGTACCTGGAGGTCCGTATAAGAGTACTCTATCGCTTTTACCTATAACGAGTTGGGCTAACTCCCAACATGTTTGTTTTTTCATATTTGTATTTATCCTTTCGGTACGAACCTGCAGTACAAGTCCACACCATTTGTTTCATTTTTTCTCTGTTTACACTCAAAAGAACCTTTATCTTTCAAGTGTGAGATGTTGCGTTGTGTCATTTGTTGTATGTTTTGTACAACTCCACTACTCCATCTCGGTTGTGTGGCGATTACGTACCACGTGTTTGGGTTGTTCAACAATATTTTAACTTTGTCCTGTGACAAAATTTTTGGTTGTCGTCCACCACGTTGCGTTGTAATCGGTGGTTCTTTACGAACCATGCCTTCTGGCAACATGCTATCACCTCTCTTTCTTATAGATAGCTTGTAGCACACATCTATCAGATGACCTTATATCGCTAGGATAGTTTCTCACCTACCTCATATTCGCGACTACTAGCTTGTATTCTCTGCAGGGCTAGAGTATGGCGGTCTGTAGTCTATGTGCTATAAGCTACCTACTCAATTAACAAGATACTTAACTTCGTGTATGCCTCGTTTCGTTATCATACTTTGAGTACTCTGAGCGAGAGGTCAAGTAGTTTGTTTGAATAGATAGCTTGTAACACACACTAGCTAACGGTAGGATTTGAACCTACAAGGCGTCCAAGTGTTGTTCCTAGTATCGTCTAACTAGGCACTCACGCTACTCCCAAATTGCAGAGCTATTTTGGTATGTGTTACAAGCTACCTACATACCAACTTTGCTTTTCATCAACACTTTCGTGTATCTTCTCGTCCTACATAGATAGCTACTATCTACGTACACTAGGTCAATCCCCGTGTTTATATAGATAGCTTGTAACACACAACAGTTTTTAGCAATCGTTTAAAGTGTCTGCAGACCTTTAACTCTGCTATGTGCTACAAGCTACCTACTTAATGTAAGTAGCTTACGTGAGCTATTGCTAGTCCACGATTTTATTTTGTTTCGTATCTACCCCAAAAGGTATATACTCCACCTATACAACGTGCTGCGAACTCAAAGCCGTCAGCTCCATAACGTTTGTTGTACTGTTTGGCTCTCGTCCAAAACGTACCATTACTACGTCTAGTACCATTTGATTTGGTAGTTTTAGGCATAACTTCAAGACATACCCACATAAAAGGTGCGTCCATTAACAGTTTATCCCATTTTCGTTCTTCAAAAATGGTTTGTCTACCTGCTCCGAAAGGGTTAGATTTCGGCAACGTAGATAGTTTTGTACCTACTTTTATCTGCATTGTTTTCCTCCAATCATGTTTAAGTAGCTAAGTGCCTACTGTGTAGCACGTATGTACTAACAGGGAAATTAGAATACACACAATAGACACTTAGCTACACACACCCCCCCTTGTATCGCAGTACAAGGTTTTGGAGAGGGTGTGTAATAGCTTTTACCTGTTGGGTTTTATGCGTTGCCGATAAATCTTTTCGTTGATAACAACATTGTCATTATCTGCGAATACTCGTTGCGTTGGTTTATTCGTATCCCCATACGTTATTGTTGTTTTACCAAATGCACGACTAACAGCTATCACGGGAACGCTTTTATGCCCGACAGTTATCAATTCATCTTGTTCATCAACGTTTTTTGCATATCGTGAAACACCTTGTTTGCAACTCACAACAGCTCCTCTCTATTTATATTTAATCCCCTTAATAAATTAAGGGGTTAAATTATAAATTCTTCACCCACGTCATAAATTCGTCTGAAAGACCTTGTTCTTTTTCAATACGCCTTTCCATAAAGTATAGCCATATACCGAATATAAGTGCCATAAACATTATTCCACCCATAAATGCAAGTATAAGACCTTGTACACTAAACATTATTTTTCCCCCATATTAGAAAGAACACTTTTCAATGTACTGATTTTTGTGTAAAAATATACTGCATTATCAGTATCATCAAAATCCCACTTGCTAATAGTTCTCATAATGTCATCTACATTATCAACACTATCAAGGTGGTCAAACCACTCGGCATAACCAAAGCTATCTTCTTGATATTTTGCCCACACCTCATCTTCAAGTTCTTTAATTTCTTGTTCAAGTTTTGCTTTTATATCAGGCATTATTCCTCCTCTAATGCTTTCTTCCAATCGTATACTAAAGTTTCGTACTTCCATGTACTAATATCTACAAGTAAAGTACCCCAATCATCTGCGATAATCGGCATATCATTACCTGTTGGTAATTCATCTCTAAATTTCATGTAATCAAAGTTATAAACGCTTGGTTCTAACTCATTTTTTATACATGCAACAAGTAATTTAGGAAATACACGTTCAACTTCTCTACGCATAGATACTTCCCAATTAGTATCGCCTGTAAACTCGTAGTATTCGTGTACTACACTAGCTACAACGCTTTTCATTTCTCTACCACCCCAATGTGTATAAATCACAGGGCTATACACTAGCGTATCCTTGTCGCTTGGATTTACTGCTGTATGTTTTGGTAGTTTTTGGTATAACAGAACGTTTGCTCTTTCACCCATTTTTTTTCTCACTTTCCGTGTACTTGGAGCATCACATGACACTCCATTGTACACTAGTCTATATACAACGACTTCTTGACTTTATCAAGGTCGTATGTACGTTTCTTTTGTTTATGTATCTTTTTTACTTCCTCAAAATACTCACTCCTATAACCAAACGTTTCTTTTGGAAACGTAAAGTCGTAGTGCTTGTGGTATCTTGGGGATTTTTTGTCGTGTAATGTCATAAGTTCCTTTTGCTTGATTGCTTTTTAACTGTTCGATAACCACATGAAAAGCACTGTACCATTACATGTACAGAGCTTTTGACATTGCTATGTATACCTACACGTGCATAATTGTTTTGTCTACAATTATCGCATAACATGTCATTATCGTTGCCACTTACACGGACACTCATAAAATCTCCAATCTAATTAATTAAGCCCCTTAATAAATTAAGGGGTTAATTACTTAATGTTCCTGCACCTAACATCATTTCACCATTGTATATGTCAGTAGCATTTTTGAATTTAAGCCACGCATAAAACAACTCGTCTTTTACGCCTTCGTTAAAGCACTCATAATCGCAATACCAAAAGCCATTATGTCTTATGTAAGGTACTTCTAATTTAACTAAACACATGCAACACATTATACGCACCAACACTCCCACTCAGGCACACCTGCAAGAGCTTTAGGATTACACTCGTCATGTAAACCTAACGCATAAGCTAACCAAATAATTAGCCTACCTACACGTGTAGTTTCATTACTATATTGTTTTATTCTTTTTATCATTATATTCCTTTTCTTTAGAACAGATATTTACAGTACAATATACAGTTAATGTATATCCTACACCCACCATCTCAGGTGGGTGCGAGATAAACACTAAGCGTTTGCTAGAGCCTTTTTCTTTGCCCAAGCCCTCTTACCACGTGCAGACCTAATAGCAGTTAAGCCTTTAGGTGTGATGTGTGTAAGCGTAGGGTCTGCGGACAATTCCTTGACCATATCACTAGCGTCTGCGAAGTTTTTTGTCATAGGTGAAACAGTATTGGTTTTATCCAATTCTTTCACGTCTGATACATACGCATTAGACACGAAATATTCCTTTGTTTCAACGTTCTTAACTATGAAATAGTTAGGTAGTATTTCGTTGTTGTCATTACGTACATTATGCACTTCGGTTGTGGCGTTAGCCAACATTTTACTCATTTTTTTCTCATTTCTCGTATGTGTGTACACTTGGACACACCCCACATACATATAGGCATGTCCACCTGCACACAGCAGGTACACGTACCGAAACGTGTTTTAGCTCCACCACAAAGGGTTCATGCTTTGTTTTTTCAATCGGCATAGGGATTTAATCCCCTTAACAAGTTAAGGGGTTAAATACCCTAAATCTCAATCCCAATAGTAAGGGTCGCTCAAAATTCCAACCTCGTCCTCGCACTCAGGCGAACACGCGTAAAAAGTTCCAAACAAATGGTAAACATCTTTAGATGTTTCACAAGCACTACAGAATTTCATTTTCACTCCAATCTCTCTAGGGGTTTTATACCCCCTACTAAAGTAGGGGTTAAAACCACCTAAACCAAACAAATCTCGCAGTAGCTTGTGGAAGTTTGATTATTCATAGGAATAATCCTATCGCCACAAACTTTGCAAGGACTTGTAGTACAAGTAAAGCCGTCAAAACCTTTAAACATCATCATGTAAAAGGCTATATCATTTATCTCATTATCAAGATAGGCTTTAGTTATTTCAATATAATCTTTATTATCTAGCATTTTTTTCTCAGCTTTCTCTACACGGATTAATGTATTTAATCCCCTTACTAAAGTAAGGGGTTAAATACTATTACCTCTCGGCAATAACCACTACATCTTGTGGTCGGGGTAGACCATACAACATCTAGTGGCTCATTGGGAAACCACAATATCTTGGGGGGTGAAGCTCTCTCTATCTAAATATATACTAAGAGTTTATTACAGTTCAAAAGAAGTTAATACTACTACATATGGTGGTATTTAATTTCATATCCCTATATATAGTAGCACTATATCTAGTATGTAGACACTATCCTTTATTGCTATATATTTATAGTCCTGCACAGGCTTGTACACCTGCACACACGTAAGATTATGACCTACAGGTCTTAATCTGCGTACCCCCACCTGTATATATGTAAGTAGTAAAAAATATTCTAGTAAAACATTGTAAAGATATTTCTGTCAATGTTTATAAGGTTTGAAGCCCTTTCAGACATAACGGGCTAGTAAGGGAGAAAGAGTTATGATTGGAAACTTTGGTTAATCCTTGAGTACTAGGTTTGTGTTACTGCGTTATACTTCTACGTATCCCTAGCTTTCGGCACCCCGATTGCCACTTTACTTGTAACTAATTACTTATTCCCAATGTTTGTAATTTAATGTATGATAACATATAATTATCATTACACAAATCTTTACGAAAAAGATAGGAAAATATGTCTAAAAAGATATGCCACGCTACTAACTGCAGAAAAAGATTACCTAAGAATAAATCTAAGTATTGTTCTACTAAATGCCAACAGCGTCAGTATATGAAAGAATACAGACATAATAAAAAACAAGAAAAGCCTATAAATTCAGAATACGCAGCTACTACACCTATGAAAGGTAAGTATTACCAAGAGTATGTAGATAGTGGTCTAGCAGACAAAGTAATGAATAGTGAGCTAACTGCAACTAAAGCAGCAGAAGTTATTGGGTGTCCAATAGCAACAATATCTAAAATGAACGCTGCTTATCAAATAGACTTACAAAATAAATTAGATGCAGAAGATTGGGAAGTATCAGAAGATGCACAGAATGCACTAGAAAACTTTTCTGCTTTTCGTAAAAACTATTTTGCAACAGAAACAGGAGAGAAATACGAAACAGCAAACTTTCATGAAAATTGGATAAATAACATTATTCACTCTATAGATAATGGTGAAGAACTATTAATATTGTCGCCACCTAGACACGGTAAGACAGAATTACTTATACATTTTGCTGTATATCAAATATGTAAAAACCCTAATGTAAGGATTATGTGGGTTGGTGGTAATGAGGATATTGCAAAGAACGCTGTATCTTCTGTACTTGACCAACTAGAAAGCAATGAGAGATTACAAGAAGATTTTTGTGAACCTGGTAAAAACTTTAAACCTGATAATCGTTCAGGTAAGATGTGGGCTTCTAATCAATTTACTGTAGGTACTAGAACAGTTCCTGGTATTAAATCACCAACTATGGTTGCTGTAGGTAAAGGTGGCAAGATACTATCAAGAGATTGCGATATTATTATTGCTGACGACATTGAGGACCATCAAACTACTATGCAACCTGGTGCAAGAGAAAACACTAGACAATGGTGGACTACAACACTATCTAGTCGTAAAGAGGAACATACTGCAGTTGTAGTTATTGGGTCAAGACAACACCCTGATGACTTATATCATCACTTACTTAATAATGATAACTACACATCTATAGTAGAAACTGCACACGATTTAGAATGCGATTTACCTGAAGTATCACATGAAGAACATACAGATTGTATGTTGTGGGGTAGTAAACGTACACATAAATGGTTAATGTCAAGAATGAAAGCTGCAGAAACTACAGGTGGTAAACAGATATTTGAAATGGTGTATTTTAATCAAGCGTATGTACAAGGCACACAAATATTTAGTCCTGACGCTGTAGATAGTTGTAAACGTACTGATTTAGTTGTAGGACAAATGCCTAAACAATTACAACTTGTTGCAGGACTTGACCCTTCTGCTAGTGGCTATCAAGCTGCAGTTTTGTGGGGTATAGACACTTGGAACTCAGAACTTTACTGTATAGATATTGATAATCAACAAGGTGGCGGTGTTAGAGCTGCTGCACAAATAATTAGTGATTGGTTTCATAAATATGATTTAGGACATTGGATAATAGAAGAAAACGGATTTCAAACTGCTATTAGACAAGATAACAACATAAAAGAATTTGTACTAAGAACAGGTATATTATTACAAGGACATCTAACAGGCAAAAACAAGCACGACCCATTATATGGTGTAGGTGCAATGGCAGAATTGTTTGAGGCAAATAAAATTCATTTACCTTATGGCAATTCAGAAAGTCAAGCTAAAATAGATAGTTATAAAAGACAATTAGTGTACTTTGATGGTAAGCCAGTTTCTAGTAGGAACAAGCATAA